CAGGCATGCGTGCTAGTCGATGTTGATCATTACATTGACATGCCTCGGTTGTTATCCCAGCACCCTGGTACGTATCTCATCTCAACTTTCCAACCATCGGCTGTCGCTGAGTCTTGTGGCGACTATAGCTTTAGGTGGTTGGAGGATGGGCGCGTTCAGTATCGCGTGAGTGGTGGAGCCGAATATGAGCATCATGTTTGGGACTACTCTGGAGATACATTTATGGTTGCTAGTGTCGGTGTGTTTAGTACTCGAGTCAGCTGCTATCACATTGACCGTAAGGCATTAGATGACCACCATTGTCTAGTGCTTTTGTCCTTGATTGGAACTTTCAACCATCCCTCAGTGTTGCCTACTTCCCTTTTCCTGGAGGGTAAGTCACTGAGCCGGCTCAACCCCGTCTTTGGTTCATTTGTCGTCTTGGACGTCATGACTAAGGAGGGATTGTTCAGGAGCGTTGCCAACGTGGGAGACCACACGGCGGTGACGCTGGAAAAGTCCAAGTTTGACGCCGCACGCGCTGCTGCGCTGATGTCCAAAGTGGCAGTTACTCCGGCTACTGTTGCCAGTAACATTGCCGTTACATCTGCTCTAGGGTTGCCTACCGAGAGGTTACCCCCTGGGCATGCTGCGATCATTGCGGGATATTTGAGAGCGACTATCCCGTGGTTCCCTCCAACTGTGTATCCGCCATCCATGGCCCTGCAACAAATTCGTTTTGACAGGCATGATTACACAGCTCCGGAACCTTTGGCGGCCTTTGGGTCGCCACTTGTTGGTCCATGTTACGCGTTTGTTCGTAGCATTGCTTCAGACGACCAGTGCATTAGGTCGCGTGTTGAAGCATTTCAGGAGCGCGGTGACAGTGGTGATCTTAGGGCACCCCCTTCTTTGTTTAAGTACATGGAGGAGTTCATCGAGTTCCTGATACCCGAGCCAGGTATCGGTGTTCCAGAGGATTCTGACTACATTCACGACAAGCAGAGCAAACCAAGCCAACGCCATCGCTTGGATATTGCTGAGAACACTAGTGTGATAAACGCTAAGTGGGATGCTTTTAATAAGGTCGAGACCTATGTCAAGCCCACGGATCCACGGAACATTTCGCAGAACACCCCAGCTGCGAATTTGAGGCATTCGCGATACATGTATGCCTTTCACAACCAAGTTATGGCTTTCCAGCGTTGGTATGCGTTCAGTAAGACGCCACATGAGACAGCCGAACGGGTTAGTGAACTGCTTGCTACCGCCACTCACTCAGCCATGGCGGATGGCAGCAGGTTTGATGGCCACGTCAAACGTTTGGCTCGCATCTTGGAGCGCATGGTTATGATGCGCTTCTTTGCCCGCCAGTATCATAGTGATGTCAATG